TTCCCTCAATCGCGGCGGTCCATGCACTTTCAAAACCTTGCTTGATTCCCTTGAATGACCACTTGTCTTTTTCAAACCATGGGGTCACATCCTCGTTCCACCACTTGTAGAAGCCTGTGCCCCGCCACCATTCCGTCAGCTGCGTCCACTTGTCTTCAATTCCGGACTTCATGTTTTCTCCCAGTGACGTCCACCGTTCTTTTGTAAACCATGGGGCTACGCTATCATCCCAGAATGCACCTATATCCTGCCCCCATAAGGAAAGTGCTCCCTTTATGTCAGTGTCCCACCAGGACTTTATGCTGTCTCCCAGATCCCCGAATGTTATCCCTGCCCAGTCTCCAAAGGTGTCCTCCATCCATGCGTTCAGGTCATCGCCCATGGCTTTCAGGTTTACCACAATGTCATCCTTCCACAGCACCAGCGCGTCCTTCCAGCTTCCGTCCGTAAAGGATTTCTTGATTTCGTCAAATTGTTCCATCCACGGCATGTCTATTTTTTCACCGCTGATTTTTTCATACAGCAGCTGTCCCAGGTTCCATCCGCCTATTGCTGCTGCGACACCGCCTATAATTGCCGTTCCGATTACCGTCCCAGCCGTTGCAAAACCACCCTGTGCCGCAAGGGCTGTGACATCAAGCGTAAGCATGTTGGCTATCCCACCCATGCTGGATATTGCACCCGAAATCCCCTTCAGTATTGTTGAAACGCCCTTCAGACCCGCAATCTTTGACAGCAGATGGGTAAAGCTTACAAAGCCGTTTACCAGCCTGAATCCTGCCAGGGCTGCCTTACAGGCCACAATTGCCATGGCTGCCTTTTCAAGCCCGTCTGCAACATCTTCCGGTGTCACGTTGTCCATCCAGTCCTCAACGGAATGCAGGAAACCCACAAATGCATCACTGTTTATAAAGCCTGCGAGCGCATCTGCCAGCCTGCCGATAAAAATTATCAGACCCTCGCCCACGGTTTCGGCAAAGGGTTCCAGATGCTCCCAGAACTCCTGCATGTTCGCCCTGAGTTTTTCCCAGTCTACCTTGTCATTGAAATCCGTAAATACCCGCAGCAGCTGCGGCAGTCCTTTTTCAAGCGTCCACTTCCCGAGCGGGAGCAGCACCATGGTATAAAAATCCATCAGGATGCCTGACAATGTGTCGTAAACGGGTATTAGGCTTGCCGTCCATTCCTCCAGTTTCGAGAGCAGCGGGGCAAAATCCAGTCCGTCTGCCCACTCCACTGCCTTGTCGGCAGCGGTCCTCATGTTGCGGACAATCACCCCGATAATGTCCCTTATGTTGCATAGGATTCTGTAGCCTGTCTCATTTTCTGCCCATGCCGTGCGGAAATTTCCTGCCAGGTGCCCGGCGATGAGCCCGATGTCGCCAACGATATGCAGGATGTCTGAAAGAATGTCTGCCGTCTCGGTGGTGTCCCATGTCCTCAGCAGGTCCTTCCCGATCTGTTTTACCATCAGCCATACCTCGTCAAGGGCATATTTCCATGAATCCATGACGAAGCTGCCCTCTTTCGCCCATGCTTCCTTCAATGGGGAAAACAGCCTGGCAAGAATGTCCATCAGGTTCCTGGCTGCATCGCCTAGTTCTTCTGTCCCTTCCTCTGCCTCATCCGTCCCAAGTTCCGGTATCTGGAACCCGCCCATGCTTCCGCCTGCTCCACTGCCCTGGCTGTCTTTTCCAAGCACATTCAGGTCATCAAACGAGGCAAGTGCCTTGTCTGCCGCCTTTCCCGCCGCATCGACCCCTTCAGCAAGGTCATCGGCACCGCCTGCCGCGTCCGCCAGCTCACCCGCCAGTATTCCCGCGTCTGCCGTCGGTATGGATATCCCGAGCAGCCTGGACAAAATGGCGCCTGCCTGTTTTGCTATCGCAATCAGCTGCGTAAGGATCGTGTTCAGGAACCTGACTACCGGCGTCAGTGCCACAATCAGTCCGCCTCCTATCACTGAAAGCAGTTCCTTGATCTGTTCGCTTAAAATCCTTGTCTGGTTCGCCCAGCTGTCAGTGGTCTTTGCAAAGTCACCCGCCGCAAGCGCCGTCTGCTCCATGACATAGTTGTACCGCAGCATCACTTTCTCTTCCTGTGTCATTGCCGACAGCTTCTTTTTGATGCCTTTCTGGTACGCATATTCCTGAAGGTTGACCTCCGTCATCACCACGCCGTATTCCTTCAGCGTCTCGGTCTCGCCCGTATAAATGGATTTTAACGCGGTGGCAGTCTCTTCCGCGGTCTTGTTGTAAAAGCTCGCCATGTCCGCGGCGCGTCCCGTAAGGGCAACCGCCATGTCGCTGGCAGTCTCCATGCTGCTGACCATGGAGCGCCCCATTGCCATGAAGGTGGAGCCCATCTGTTTCGCTGACAGTTTCGAGATTCCAAACTGCGTGATGGCGGTGTCGGCAAACTTCTCCATTTTATATGTCATGGAGCCAAATGCCGTGTCTACCACATTCTGGACTTCCTGTATGTCGCTGGCAGTTTCGACTGCCTGCCTTCCAAGCATGACAAATGCGGCAATGCCTATCCCCAGGCCTAATGAACCCAGTAAGCTGCTTATGCCCTGGTTCATTCTTTTTACTGCTGAATCCATCTTTCTTGATGAACCCAGTAAACTGCCTATTCCCTGCCGCATTCTTTTTATGGCAGCATCCATCCTGCCCAGTGCCCTTTCAGCATAGTCCCCGATTTCCTTAAATCCGTCAGAAGCAGAATCCGCCATTTCACCAAATCCGTCAGAGGCAGAGTCCTGCCTGTCACGCATTTCCTGCAGCCGCCTGTTGTTTATTGCAATGTCTGATTCGACACGCCTGAGTTGTTCCGCCGTCCTCCGGTATTCGTCAGTATCGCGTCCGAGCCTGAATGCCCTTCCTGTATCCACAAGCTGCCGCATCTGGGTCTCAACTGCGCCAACTTCACCCCTTGCGGCCGCGATTTGCCTGTTTAGGCGTTCCCATGCCGTGCCACTGTTTCTCCCTTCTGCCTGCATTCTCTGCTGTCTTTCTATCAGCTGGTTCAAACGGTCACGTGCCTTATCCAGTTTTTTAGAAATTTCATTATATTCATCCGTTGGTATCCGCGTTGTTTCCAGCTGGTGCAGTTTATCACGCAGTCTGGACGCTTCAGTTTGCAGCCTGCGGATTGATTCCCTGACCCTCATAACCTGGGAATTAACACCAGATGTATCTATTACAGTGTTTATCCGAATGGAACCGTCATACCTTCCCGACATGCCTCAGCCTTTCTCCTAAAAAACAAGAGCCATGCGGCAGTCGCTTATCGACTGTCCGTCTGGCTCTTGGCTCTTTTTTCCATGTTATTCTTTTCCTGCATTCATGAAACTGTTAAATATCTCCATCTGGCGCTGCTGTGCCAGACGCTCCCCGGGGGTAAGGTGTGCATCCTCCGCTTCCAGCCTGTATACATCCTTCAGTGCCCTGAGTTCTTCCCTTTCCTTTGTGCTGCTCCCCGGGACGGCTTTCCTCAGCCTGATGTCGACCACCCTTGTGAATGAACACTCCTCAAGGTTGGTCAGAAGCCCCATGAACACGAACCAGTGCATCCCTGCATGGTTCAGGTCAATGCCGTACTGCCTCCTGAATGCACTGTATATCCTCCACTGGTCAACGTCAAAATCATACGCCTTTATTTTGCCGTTTTCTTTTCCGGCACTGTGGTTGTCATGGTTGTATTCACTCATGTACCATGCAAGCCCCTCGACGGCTTCCTGAATGTCCGGAATATTTCCCTGAAAAAGACGGCTAACTGCATACTGTATGCGCTCACGCTCTGAAAATTCCCCATCTGACAGGCACCGCATTATCTGTATTCCCGTCCGGAAGTCAGTATCTATCCTGTATCCATGCCAATCTGACGGAAGCCTGTCAAGCATCACATTAAACATGCTTTTCCTCCAATGCTATTTCTGTCCCTTTCTGTACCGTCTTCTCTGTTGCCGATTGTACTGTCCGTATTTTTCCGCCATCCTCTGCTGCCTTGCAGCCGTATAGGACTCAATAATCGGCATCATCTGCTCAAAGAAGTCCGCTATGGCATATGGGGACGGCACGGTATCCCCAAACACCTTGCGGCAGCATCCCTCCCCGAACAGCCTGTCAAGCTCCGCGGTGACATTTCTTAATTCCTCTATGACAGGTTTTACAAGTTCGGCGCCCTCAAGTCCTGCCGTGCGGCTCCTGATGTTATCCCTTATCTTTGTAAATCCATCCAGTGCCGTGAAGAAATCCTCGATGAACTGTGCATCCTCCACCGGGATAAGTATCTCGTCCCCCTCGTCGTTCACGCTGATTCTCAGCGCGCTCCTGACACGTATGCTCCCATCAATGCCGTTGCCTTTCCTTTCCGGCTCTGCTGCCGTATTCTCACTTCTGTCCATATTGTTCTTTCCTCTCCTTTCTCCCAGTGTCATTCCCCATCCTTGTCAAGCGATACCTGTGCAGGATTCGCGGGTTCCGTCGTTTCACTGAATGTCCTTGTCTTGACATTGAACGTTCCCTGTATCCCGTCACCGATGCCGCCGAGTGTCATCCCATTCTTCAGTTCGCCCCCGGCATCCCCTCCTATGTTGTCAAACTGGTAGGAGCATGCCCGCTTCACTGCCGGATAGGAACCGTCCGCGGTGGGAGTCTCCATGATGTTTACCCGCACATAATCCGACTCTGCCTCCGTTCCCACCGGGAGTACCCTTATTTTTCCATCCATCCACTTCTGAAGCTTCTCATTCTTGATGTACTCCTTCTCAACGCTGATTGACGGTGTGTAGGATTTGATTGACGTGGTGCCGTTTGCCTGGTTAATGTATTGTTTCTTATCACTTTCGGGATTGAAGTCCTCCGTAAGTGACGTGAAGCCATCCCCCAGAAGGACATATTCCGCGCTTTCCGCTGTCCCGATGTTAAAAAAATGCATTAATTTCTCACGCATCTCTGCCATGCTTATCTCTCCTTTACATACTTTATTGCGATTGTCATCTCATATATACTGTCGTTTGTCGACGTGGCGCCCATGTAAAAAGGCGTGGTCACCCGGATATCCTGCACGCTGGCACCCTCTATCAGCGGGAACTGCTCACCCATGTTCCGTTCCTCCACCCACCCCGACAGTTTTTCGCCAAAGCTGTTGTTTGCAATCCTGTCCGCATCGGTCTGGCTTGGAAGCCGTGCCCTTATGGTATAGTGGTCCGTGTTCACCGTGCTGCCTGAGAGGTATGCCTTGGTATTCCGGATGGGCTCCTTGGCCAGCGAGTACCCGACGTCTGCCTTCTGGATGTCGGTGCTGATGCCTTCCATGTCAAACTCTCCGAGCCACTTTATGATGCTCTCCGATACCGTCATGGTCCCACCGCCCTCCTTACGGCCTCCTCGACTTCACGCCTGCCACCACTGTCCATCATCCTGTCCACCCAGTGGTCACCCCTCCTTGCACCGTTATTGTAATGGATTTTCCTGTCTGATGGTACTTTCTCTACATTCTTCCTTGACCGCCATCCGTTTTCAGTCTTAAAGCCCGCGCAGTGTAACGCAGGATCCTCATAAACAATGCCCTCATACATATAGTGGGCATATGGTCCGTTCCATACTATCTCGGTATTGTTTTCCACATGTCCGGTATTCCTCAGGTAACCATCCGAAAATGGTACATATGTGTCACATTGCCGAAGTATCTCCTCGCACATCACGCGCTGTACCCTGCCCCTTTCTTCAAGCCCCAGACGCTCAATGATACGCCTGGTATCAAGGCTCACACTGCATTCACATACTGCTGCCATTATTTTGCCACCACCTTTATATTTCTTAGTCTTGGCATGTCCCGGTTATCCGAAACAGCCGCCACTGTTGCCGTATACTGGAATAATCCGGACAGCTCCGACAGTCGGCAGTCGGCACCTATCTCATAATCAGATACGCCCAGCACAAGGATATCCATCCCGCCTGATGCATCCAGTGTCCTGCAGCCGGCAATTTGTGTGTCCTGCATCTGC